TTGACCCCGTATAGCGTGGACGGGGTTCCATCTGACATTCTGGGAGTTGCAAAGTACGACGTTAAACTCCCCAACGGCAACTCCCAGTCTACGGACATCGTGGGACCCGTGTCCTATGATGCGCTCGTGGCGTACTTGTCGGGTGACACCATCACGGAAAAGGAGCGGATTCAAGCGTATACGTTCTACTGGCGCGGTAAGGAAAGCATGGCCGCGCAAAAAATCCGGCTGTTGAACGATACCGTGGTGACGATTCCAGGGACTTCGCAGTCGCTCGATCTGATGGCGATTCCCGTCGAGGTTGCGTGTCGGGCCATCAATGCGCATGACCTCGGCATCCAGGTTCTCGCCGCTGCAGCCGCTGCACTTGCGGCAGAAGCGGACGAAGATACGGATGAGGAAGAAATGGACGAAGATACAGAACGTGCCGCGCGCAAGAACCGTGCATGGGACAACGCGCGAAGGTTCCTGCTAGAGAGCGGGAAAGTCACAAAGGCTCCGGACGGCTCGCTCATGGTGAACCCTGAGTATCATGGGGCAAACATCGCGGGCGCTAGTGACCTCGATGTTATGGAAATCCTGTCGGCAGAAGTGCCAACGCGAAAGGGCAAGCGCAAGTAGATGCAAAAAACGAAACCGCTATACGCGGTTCCGAAATGTCTCTTGACCTAACGACGCGCGAGGCAGGGATAACTCCCTGCCTCGCTAGGAGACTCCAATGGACACAAACGCTTTTACCACGCAAACCATCAACCTTTCTGTACTCGCTGAAAGTATTGTGGAGTCGGAGTGTGGAACCGGACGCTCATTCATTCACGCAATCAAGTTGTTCCGCGGTATCACGGGTCTCAGCTTGCGCGAGGCAAAAGACTACTGCGACAACGCTGTGAGAGACCTTGGTATCGGCTCGTATGTCGATGAGACCTGCACAGCATGCAATGGCAAGGGCTCGACACAGCGTTTTACGCGGGGGTTCTGAAAACAAAGTGCGCGGCCCAGGTCAACCTTTCAACCTAACCGCCAACTAACAGGAGCGTCCAACATGGATATGAGTGCTTTTCGTCTCGCGTGCGAATTGATCGCCGATGCTTTCGATGTGAACAATGTTCCTTCACTCGAAGGCACAATTGCTCTTGCGTTCATGTCGCGTGCGGCTGTGGAAATGAAGTTTTCCAAGAACCCACAGATGGCTCACGCCATCATCGAGCGCACGCTGGCAGAGTTGATGCCGTTTCCGCCGGCGCACGCGAACGACGGGCAGCAAAATTAGACCGTGGAAGCGTTCTTGCTTTTGCTCGTCCTGGCGGTGATTTGCCACTACGGAAACCGCGAGTAGCGCGACATGCAGCACGTAACGGGCGTTACATTTCCGTTACGTGCTGCATGTTTTTTTGTCCTGTATGTATTAGGGTAGGCTAACGAAAAACGAAAGGGTACGCTGCGCGCCAGGGTAAGGGCGCCCGAACGGGCGTCGTTAGGTATGCCTAACTTTATTTGTTAGTCGCGCCTAACTTTATTTATTAGGCTTGTCTAATAATAAACGACAACGCCCCTGACGCACCGCGCCACCCGGGAGCGAAGCGCGTTTTCTAGAAATTTTTTTAATTTTTTTGTTTTTTAAGTGCCAGAATCGTTACACAATTGTTTGTATTGCATGGAGTTATGACCCCATGTAGAAACCTCATGTGTGGTTGGACACAGTGTGCGCAGGGCGCACAGGTCCCCCCAGGCGGGCCAGAGCAAGAAACTACTTGACATTCATTCCAAAATGATTTACCGTGTTGTTAGTTCTGAGGCCGGAGTCTAGACAGGGACCCTTAGTTCACGGAACTATAATGGAAAACAATGTAACAACAGATCAACCTACATGTCCCATTTGCAACGCTATTTGCCAGAATGACATAGCGTTCGCCCGTATGGCTCTCGCATATGGCATAGAACGCTTTCGCCTGTTCTGTACAAACGGGCACAGCAACTACATCCCACCACTTGTGATCGACGAGGACGCCCGTCGTATGCGCTATCAGCACAGGTTTAGACATACCATTAAAAGAGAGAAAAATGAAAAAGCTGATGCCTCGGCATCGTGAGATCCTTCGTCGTGTAGCGTTGGGCCAGACATACGTCACTATCGCAGAAGAACTAGACATGCATCCCCTGACAATTTCATTGATTATGAGAAGTCCGCTTGCGCAGTTTGAGCTAGAGAAGTTGCAAGCAACAGCCGATGAGGTCGTGACGAACGTGCCGTTGCGTGTAGAAAAAGCTCGTGAAATACGAGAAGCAGGCAGAATTGCTTTGCAACACAACACCGACATACTAACTGATGCAACAGTTGATGTGAAGGTACGTGCGAATGTTGCAAGGCATTTCCTAGACAGGGCCGTCTTCGACGTTCCTACGGAACGGGAGAAGGACATTTCGTTCCGAGATCTTCTGAAGTCCATGAACGAAATAGAACGCCAAATAAACGCTCGGACCATCGAGGGGCGTCATGAGGTTCTTCATGGAGGGGAGCATGTCGCGGGAGACGATCTACCCCCACACGAGATTGAAAAAGATAACAGCAACTCAAATGGAACTATTCAAATCCATCGTAGTGGTGATTCCGATGGAGAAGTTTGAACGTACGGGCGAAGGTGACGCCCGGGTGTCGTTTAGCCACATCATATCGTGGAACTATCCTCCTGCATTTGAAATGAATGCTTGAGAGTAGCATGGGGCGTTAGACGCAAAAGGGGGTTTCTGACACATGGCCGTCTCTGTTGCAGATCCCACAAGGGGCATCATCCCCGATGATGTGCGGTGGCTCTACGAACTGCGGACGGACCACTGGGCTTTCCTTTCTCGTGCTGTATGGACGCAAGATCAAACAGACAAAGCGAACCCTATCAAGAAGTTCCCCTCAGATGACGCATATGCGGAACCTCTGCACTGGCTTTCCCAGCAGATCGTGGATGAGCCACTCTTAGCAATCGTAAAACACCGCCGAATGCTGATGACTTGGACTGCCTGTGCCGTGATGATGTGGGACGCGATGTTCAACGAAGAACGTTTCATTGCCATCATGTCTAAAAAGGAAGAGGATTCCGATGACCTCGTAAGGCGCTGCAAGTTCATCTGGGAAAACATCCCCAAATCCGTAATGCCCATCAAGCCAAAGTTCACTTACAAGTTCACCGAACTGCGCAGCGAGGAAAATGGTTCTGTCATAAAAGGTTTCGCCCAAGGCGCAGATCAACTTCGTCAGTTTACATGTTCCAGGATTTTTGCTGACGAGATCGGATTCTGGCCGAATGCCGAAGAGAGCTTTGTCGGCATGAAGCCAACACTTCAGGGAGGAGGGAAGGTTGTTCTTATAAGCACCCGTTTTCCTGGCTTTTTCCAGGATCTTATAGAAGACACTATGGATGATCGTTAGAACAACAAACAAAGGAGAACAAAAATGTCTGAAACAGCAATGTTTGGCAAGCCTCGCACGACCGGGCGTGAGTTGATTTCGAAGGGAACTGTCTCACCACGCACAGGAGAGCCCGTGCCTGGCGAACCCGTTACGCAATCACTTCCTCTATTTACAGGCGGCATGCTTGTTGCTGCTGAGCTGCATGATCTACCAAATGCAGATGATCTAGAAAAGCCCATTCCCGGATATAAAATGTGGAGTACAGCAACGGGCTACATTTGGATTCCAAAGGAAGAGGCTGACTCACTTTTCAGCGCAGCAGACGAAGCCAATCCTCTAATCATCGAACAAGCACTAAAGCAGGGGCTAAGAATTGTCCTCCCAGCAGCACCACCACCGCCTGAGGGAACTACCACAACTGCTGCGCCTGGCGTTATGGGTTCGTCATCAAAGCGGTAGTTGGGATAAAATAAATTTATTGCCGGAGGAGGAATGTAATGAAAAAGAAACAGAAACCTCCGCCGAAAGGTGGAGGAAAGCCTTTTCCCCCACCGCCGAAACGCCCGGGTTATTAAGTAAAGGAGAATAAACAATGATGCCAACAGTGACCGCGATAGTGGCAATTGCGGCATTCATTGTGGCCGTCTCCGCGGGCGCTCGTCCAGACCGTGTTCCCTTGTGGGTAGCCGTAGTTCTCGTGTCAATAGGATTGTTGTTGTTGGTCGTACCTAAATGAAAGTCCTTGTCGCGTGCGAGTTTTCTGGCATTGTTCGTAGTGCTTTCGCACGTGCAGGCCACGACACATGGAGTTGTGACTTGTTGGACACAGAACGCCCGGGAGGAAACCATATTAAAGGAGACGTGCGAGAGATTCTCAGTGATGGATGGGATATGCTCATCGCACATCCGCCATGCACGTTTCTTGCGTCGAGCGGCGCACGATGGTTTCGTGCACGACGTACGGAGCAAGAACTTGCACTGGACTTCGTAGGTACGTTGTTAAACGCTCCAATAAAATACAAAGCTGTAGAGAACCCCATCGGCGTCATCACGGGTCGATACGGACGCCCATCGCAGACTATACAACCTTGGCAATTTGGACATCCACACGCTAAGAAGATATGTTTGTGGCTTCGTGGGCTACCCAAACTAAAATCAACAAATATTGTAACTGTACGCAATTGGACTACATATCGTATGGGGCCATCCCCGCACAGACAAAAGAACCGCTCACGGTTCTACAATGGAATTGCTGAGGCTATGGCCGTGCAGTGGGGGAGTGCATGCCAGCAAAAAGTGTCGCGCAACGTCGTTTTTTCGCCATGTGTGAGCACAGCCCCAAACACGCTATGGGAAGGTGTCCAGACATGACGAAGAAACAGCTGGGGGATTTTAGTAAGACTTCTGAAAAGAACCTGCCTCAGCACACGAAAAAGAAGAAATAACAATGGCCGACTACAGTCCAGAACAACAAGCAGCAGTAGATGCGTATTTAAGCGGTGGAGGGGATCAGTCTGCTGTTGATGCTTACTTTGCTGGAAACCCTTCCAATGAGCAATTTTTGCAAGATGCAGGTGCTTACTGGAATGTAGACCCTGCCACTGAAATGGCGACACCCGGTGAAAGCCGTGCCATTCCTGGCACAAACGTAAAAAGTGCCGGCCTAAAAGGAAATAACTGGGTTGGTGGGCAATTCTCACATGAAGATATGTGGGCAGCGCCAGTGCATTTTGATGAAAGTGGAAAAGCATATTATGCACCCGGTTATGGCCCTGGTGCAGAACCCGGTTCTGTTGTACGTCTCGATACTGGGGCGCCCGTTCAGACTCAAAACGCTCCCGGAGGCGCTGCACCAGAAGGTTCTATTTTCGATTTCTTTACAAGCCTATTCAGTAATTTTATGCCCCAAACGCAACAACAGCAGCAACAAGCTAAAACAAACTTGAATCCTTCGATATACGCTCCTGGCTCTGAAAATGATCCTATGATTATCGAAAATGCAATCCAAAACCAAAGTGATCCTAGCAGCATGGCAGGTCTTTTCAATAGGCTGGCGGACAGTTTTAGAACGTTGCAACAAACTCAAGGTGGCTCACAGTCCATCATGCAGTCTGGAATGGGGTATGGTGGTTATGATTCTTCTCCATACCAAAATCAATATGTTGCGCCACCACCACCGCCGCCTCCGGCGGCACTGCCAACTGCACAACAGAAAATAACAAATCAACCACAGACATACTTCCAAGATCCTCGTGTTCAAGAAACATTAAAGAAAACATCACCTTACAGACCTAAGGCGACATCATTGGAGGAGTTTTAACATGGGACGACCGATAGGCGCACAGTCACAGTTAGGCCAGATGGGAATGGGGCCACAGTCGCAGTTAGGGGAAATGGGAACAGGAATGGGAATGCAAGAACAGTCGGGAATGGGAAACTTAATGGGACAGTTGGGAAACTTGCGGGGAGCACAAGGAATGCCAGGAAACATGTGGGGGGCACAAAGACAGTTAGGAAATATGAGACGGCAGGGTGGACCGCAGGGAGTTTCTGGCTACACACCAGGATCAACAGGTGCTCCACCGACAGGTGCTCCACCGATTATGGATGGACAGCAGCGGGCCATGCCTCCGGGCGTCAGTGCAAATGGTGGAGCAGCAGCACCAGGGTTTCCTACACCAGGGGCTCCCATGCCTACAGCAAATCAAAACTTGATGGGGCAACGTAGACCGTCTCAATTTTCTCAAAGGCAACAGCAGCAGCCACAACGTCCACCAAGCTATGAGTGAAAATCCATCTCTGGATAGCCCGCCAGAGGCGGATGCTAAGCAATATAAAAGGCAAACTGTGGGAAAGACTGTCGCACTTCTGCGTCGTGAACGCATCATAGTTGCAAATCGCCTGGTAGAAATAGACAAAGAAATAGAGAATCTTTTGAAAAATGAATGAGCTAATCGTTAACCAAAAGGAATCCCCTTTTGAGGGGATTACTACGTGGATAAACGCAAAAAATGGATTTCGAATTATTGATCTAGAGTTCAAAGCCGACCCAGCCAAGCGTTCTGAAGAGTGGGTCATTGAATCTCGGCGTGGAATCCCACGCTCCCAATGGGATCGTGAGTTCGGTTCTACATGGACAGTCTTTGAAGGGAAGCCTGTTTATGCAGACTATGATGAGACGATACATCTTTCAACCGGCACCATAATAGTCCCGCGTAGATCGAAGTTGATTTCGGGCTGGGATGGGGGTCCAAATGACGTCCATCTCGCGTGGGCACTTGGCATAGCAGAGCCAAACGAAAGTTCAATCCTTTTCATTGATGAAGTTTATCGTGATGACGGGGATATTTATGCTTTCGTTGAGACTGTGGAATCGCACTTAAAACTGGAGTGGGCTAAGCTAGGAGGATTTTCAATCCATGTCGCCGACCCATCAGTGTTCACTGAATCTGGAGTTGTTAAAGGTGGAAAGGCAATGGCGGATATCATGCGGCAGTACAACATGCCCCCTATTCCAGGGCCTGTCTCTTTCGCGAAGCGACGGTCCACAGTTGAGAGAATGTTGCTTACACTCTTTAAGCCGTCAACTGCTGGTACGCCAATTCCAAAGTTACGGGTCCATGAACGCTGTACCTTTCTTCGCCAAGCTCTTCGAGGGGGCTACGCATATCCAAAAGTTGCAGGAGGAAAGGGCGGAGACTACCATCCCCAGCCCACCAAAAACAGATATTCCCACATAGCGAACGCTCTTGAGTACGCATGTGGAGGAATGAGTGCAGTTTCAATGGAAATACCATACGAAGGGCGTCGCTTGCCCCAGGCCGTGAGCACATTCTAGATGGCTACACGAGAAGATCTTAGGCAAGGTTCCAAGAAATCGGACAAAATCGTTCGTTTAATTCGTGATAACATGGACATGTCCTGGCGCACAATGAGCGAAAATTATCCCATATGGGATTCAATTGAGAGTACGTACAGAATCTACCGCCCCTCTGATGACGAGGACAGGGACTCCCTGGCTAAATATGGAGTTCAGAAGATAATCGTCCCAATTCAGTTTGCCACATTGCAAGTTATGACGACGTTCATGATGGAAATTTTCACGGCATTGAACCCCATCCTCCGCTTGCGCGGAGCTGATCCGGCCAGCGTTCGTGCCGCCCGCGTAATGGAGTTGTGTCTCGATTATGACTATCGAGGCAATCGTGGTTACTTCATGTTGCAACAATGGTTTCTTAATGCATTTCGTTACGGCTTTGGAATCATGCATAATTCATGGGGAAGTCGTCAGATTATAAAGAAAATCTTAGCTCCTGGCCCTTCCTCGCTTTACAAAATTGACGGGCAGGAGTTCAATGTCCCAGGCGAAATAGCATATCGCAATCAATATTTCACAACATTCGAAGGCAATGAGTGGAAGCTCATTGACAACAGGCTTTTCTTTCCTGACCCCCGGATGCCGCTATCGCGGCTGCAGGAAGGTATCTTCTGTGGGCACAGAAACACCCTCCACGACATGGACCTCATGGAAATGGAGGAGATGGGAATCTTTTTTAATACAAAGGATCTAAAAAGCACTACGTTTCGTGGAGTCACTCGCGATAGCGAGATGGGATTGGCAGACCACAACCGCGATAGATGGAAGGGGCAGCAAACTTTAGAGAACGCGATTACTCAAGCAAAAAAAGACAAGGTCCACATCAACGAAGAACTCATTATCAAGATCATTCCAAAGGATTTCGAGCTTTCGCAAGAGGATCGTCCTCAAGATTGGCTTTTCAATCTTATTGATGGGACTACAGTCGTGCGCGCCGAGTCAAACCCATTCACACCACGCTTCCCTTATAATGTTATTGAATGCTACCCCGATATGCTCGCCTTTATGTCCCAAGGCGTCATGGAATTCACTCAGCCGCTCGCGGACCACCTCGACTTCCTTTTTAATTCACATATGGCTAACGTACGAAAAGCAGTAAAAGACACGTTGGCTGTAGATCCAAGTCGAGTTGATATACGTGACATTCTTGACCTCAAAGATGGGGGTGTCATTCGCTCGCTCCCACGGGGCTACGGACAAGATCCCCTTAGCGCAATAAAACAACTACCAATCCAGGACGTAACGGCCGGCCACATGGTAATGGCCCAAACCATCATGGAGATGTGGGAGAAGTTCACGGGCGCCACATCACATATGTTTGGGCAAATTTCCTCAGGCCGCAGAACAGCGCTGGAGTTGCAAGGGGTGTTTCGTCAAGCGGGCGCCCGGATGAAGATGCAAGCCGATCTATTTTCCAGCGAAGGCTTCTCGCCCCTAACAGAACAAATGGCATTGCTCCGTCAGGAGAACATGAACATAGAGCAATACATTGAAGTCGCTGGTCAAACGGCAATGGACTTGGGTGTAAAACCTCAGGACATAATGGATGGATTCGTCCTTGTTAAGAAAGATCACATTTCAGGAGTCTTTAAATATCCTGCGGAAGAAGGTGTCTTGCCATCAGACAGATTGCAAGCTAGTGAAATCCTGGATCAGACATTCGAGACAGTTGCAAGGGCTCCCTTTCTCGCTCAGGTGTTCGATCCAGTTGAGTTGTTTAAGGAATCAGTGCGACAAAAAGGTCTCCGTAATATCGATGATTTTCTCCAACGAGGAATCAAAGCCCAAACAGCTTTCATGACGCCCGATCAACTTGCTGAACTTTATGCAAAGAAGTCTGTCCAGCCATTAACGGGCGGTGGTGGAAATATGCCCGGGCGTCCAGATCAAGGGATTTCTGAAGATCGTGCCACACTTGGCTTAAATGGTGCAGTTAATGGAGCGGGTGCTGCATACAATGGCGGAGGGTAATGGACTTCTCACGTGAAGATCTCGACAAGTTCGACTCTCTCATCAAGGAGGCTTACAACAAGCCTTGGTGGCGAGCATACATAGAGCAAATCGTCATACGCAAGAACGATTGTTTGAACGATCTTGCTGACCCCGGTTCTGACCTAAACCAGCGTCAAGAGGATCGCTTGCGAGGCTGCATCATTGCATACAACTTTACACTTGCGTTAGATGATATCGCCAAGGTGAATGCTGAAATAGGTGGAAGGCGGACTGTCTCACATGCTGTACCGAACATTCAACTAGAGGAGGTTGACGACCGTGGCTGAACAGAATGGGGAGCGAGACAGTATTATTTCGATTGATTCCGACGATCTGAACGCACGCATTCGGGGGGACTTCGGTGACCCGAATCCTGATTCCCCCACGATTACGCAGAAAGACACAGAACCTGATGTAGTTACGCAAAACGATGTGCAGCCTCAAGTTGCCGATTCACGACCGGCTGAGTCAGAGCAGCCAAAAACCAATCGTGATGAACGTCTTGAGGCTGCACTTTCAACAATAGATACACTACGACGTGAACAGGAACAGCTTCGTTCAGAATTTCGTACGCAACGTCCTCCGACAAATGAACCGAACATTGAGTATATGGACACCCCTCTTGGAATCCCTATTCCAAAGGACCCACGAAATCGTTTCGTTCAATTGACGCCAGAACAAGTTCATGCCGTAGGCTTGGATCCAGCGGCAACAGAGCCATTGAACATCCTTGCAAACGCATTTTATGCTTCAATTTCAAACACACTTCCTGGTGTCTCTGTCGCTGCAATGCGAGAAATGAATAGGTATGAACGTGAAGCTGAAGCACGTTTTACTAGCTTCTTTGGCCGGTTCCCCGATCTACGTGATCATAGTGAACTGGTAGAAGCTGTCGAACGCTCCGCGAGAGAACGCGAGGGTGTTCACATGCGTTTTCATGGAAACGAATACGGCACGCAGATTGCGCGTCGTGCACGTTTCGCAATTGCACGCATGAGGGGGGTCACTCTGGACGACTACGAACGAGGGATAGTTCAAGCATCACGAAACAACGGACAAATGCCAACTGGCTCACGTGCCGTTTCTGCGCGTGGAGGAAAGCACCGCCCCTCCAATCAAACAGAACAGCAACGTGAGATGGATATTTAAAAAAGGAGATAAAGAATGGCTGCTGTACTGGGATTGCGTGGTTCAGGCAACTTCGATACAAACGAGCGCCCAAAGAACTGGCGTGAGAAAATCCTTGAGATCTTCCCCAATGGCTCTGCGCCGTTGACAGCGGCGTTGTCATTGCTGAAGAATGAAGGAACAGATGATCCTGAGTTCAATTGGTGGGAAAAGCGCCTGCAAACTCAGAGGATGGCAACATCTGCTGGCGCAGCCGCGGGCGTCACAGTTATTCCCCTTGTCAGTGGCGCAAAAGATTGTGTAAATGGCACACTGTTGCTACATGAGGCGTCAGGAGAAATTCTTCGTGTTTCACAGGACCCCACCATTGACACATCTCTTCCTGTTGTTGAGCGTTCTTGGGGTAGTGTTCCTGCTGCTACTATTGGCTCTGGCGATTTCCTCACGGTAATTGGTAACGTAAATGAGGAAGGTTCCAACCCTCCCACAGCAAAGAGTTATTCTCCTGTGAAGCTAAACAACTACACAGAAATTTTCAGGACTTCACTTTATCTGACAAGAACGGCGCGTCGTACGCGCCTACGGTGGGACAATCAGGGTCCATATCGTGAGGCGAAGCGTGAAGCTCTGTCAATCCACTCAATCGAAATGGAGAAGTCTGCGATTTTCGGTGACAAGGTTGAGAGCACTGGTCCTAAGGGACTTCCCATGCGTTCCTCTGGCGGAATTCTTTCGTTCCTTACTTCCAACAAGCCTGGCGGTACGAACAGCGGCTGGGCCGTTGCTGGAAATCTGTCAGAGGACGCGCTAGATGCGCTTCTTGAAGCACTGTTCCGTTATGGAAACAACGAACGTTTGGTTCTAGCAGGCTCCTCATGGATTCGTGCCATTACAACTCTAGGCAAGCGTAATGGCACTATCGAGATGGTTCCAACAGACACTACGTATGGAATGGCGATTACCCGATATCTCACTCCATTTGGTACGCTCATGATCAAGAATCATCCATTGTTCTCACAGCATCCTGTGTGGCGCCAGAACGCATTGTTCATTGACACGGAGAACGTCATTTGTCGTCCGCTCGATGACACGATGTTCGTGAAGAATAGGCAGTCCAACGGTGAGGATGCGTCGCTGGATGAATACCTGACGGAAATCGGTTACGAATGGCATTTTGAAGAGACACATGGCTGGATGACTGGTGTGACGGGAGCAACAGTAGCCTAACAAAAATCTATGCTATTTAGCTATGGGTGCTTCAAACTCCCATGAAGAATACTGCCCGTGACGCCGCGATCAGTATAGGCATAGTCGGGCCATAGAGAGTTTTACAAGGAGAAAACATGGCTCGTGCACGAAATGCAAACAACCCTACGCCGAAAGCATCAGGAACTGACAAAGAGGACATTCGATGTGGTTTCACACAAGACTACAGGATGGACCGTGACGACATTGCACGGGTGCTTGCATGTGGTTCTTCCATGAAACACAAGCCTGTGGCAGAAGTAGAATGGGATGAGAGCACAGACCGTAACGCAGAGGCTGACACGTACAGCTTTGATGAAAACTACAAGAAGTTTAGTCTAAAGGAGGACTACTAACATGGGTGGACCGAATGTAGATGGAAAGGGCCTTGACCAGCCTAAGGAAAAGACACCAGAGGCGTCTGTGAATGTTGGTGTAAAGACAGACGTTCCAGGTGGGGAAAGCAAGAGCGGGAAGCACATCGAAATCACTGGACCAAACGCCCGCGGTAGCGTCTCTGGCAGTTCACGGGCGTAACAAATGGCGACAACGTGGACTCGTCTCTTTGAAGATTTCAGCAGTACAGAAGTTTGGGGAGTTACTCTGGCTACTGGTGAAACTTCAGATTGGCTCACGTTGGCGCCACATGATGATAAGTGCCTGCAAGTTTATGGAACGTTTGGGGGTGGTTTGCTCATATGTGAAGGGGCAAACCACCCCACGACGCCCGTCGCAACAGTTTTGAAAGACACCGCCCTGAATCCTATTTCACTTGCTGTAGCAGACATTGTGCAATTGCTTGCAAATCCATATAGCGTGAGATGTAGAATCCAGGGAGGTGCTGGTTCCTCTATTACTTGCATCATTAAAGGATCACTATGAGTTCAAAGGGTGATACGTTTGAAAATGATTTGTTAAAACTAATTTTCAATGCTGTGTCTATTGCAGATATCTGTACGACTACGGGTACGGCGAACCTTACGATTGCGTTGCACACAGCGACCCCCGGTGAGGGCGGAACACAGTTAACAAATGAGGCTGCTTACACGGGCTATGTGCGGGTGTCTGTCGCAAGAACAGCAGGCGGATGGCTCGTTACGGCTAACTCCGTTAGTCCTATTGCTGCCATAACGTTTGGTGAATGTACGGCAAGTCCAGGTAGTCCGATAACACATTTCAGTATAGGAACTGGCATCGGCAACAAAATGTTGTACTATGGTCCTGTAACTCCTAACATAACAATGGCTGTTGGTGTAATTCCGCAATTGAAAATAACTTCAACGATCACGGAAGATTAGTGCAACATGCCAAATACAGTTACGTTAGGTTTTCAGTCTACGGTAACAACGACGGGTGCGGCGTGTGCGGAGATTCGTACAGACGCAAATACCCGTGCAAGGATTCGTGAAATAAGTCTATTTCTTGGAATCGCTACAGCCAGCCTTTACGGTATCGGCCGTCCTGCGGCTCGTGGCATTACGCCGACGACACCTGTAGATTTTCTTTCTTACGACCCTAATGACGTTCCGGTGTCTGGATTTCTTCAATCGGCAGTAGCTTGGACCACAGGACCAACTATTCCTGCTTCATTTTTACGACGAATTGGTTTACCAGGTGCCGTAGGCGCTGGAGTCATTTTTACATTTGAAGATTTGATCCTTCCAGTATCGAGTTCGTTAGTAATATGGAATTTTACAACAAACGCCAACAATTTGAATATTTCAGTAACTGCTGAGGTTTAGATGTGTCACGTAGAGCCCGTTGGGTATCATCAAGAACACTTGAAACGGGCGCATCTCGGACACAGCTCGCCGTCATATCTGGGGCTGTTATTCCTGCCCAGTTACGTTCTAACTGGACTAGTGTCTCTACGTTTTTTCCGAATAAGTTTGTTCAAACAATTGATATTGCAGTTGACGGAACGACGCCCGTTGATGCGGATAGTGATGGTCTTGCAACTGTCATCGGTGTCAGTGCTACCGTTATTACCGCCATTGCTTCTTCTGTAGGCGCGGCGGTTGCTACTGCCATAAGTGGCGCTACTTCAAATAGTGATTTTGATTCTGACGGCACGGCCACTGTAAACATTGTTGGTGGTGTTGCAGCCACAACAGTCGCGGCAGACGGTACCTCCAACGGCGTCGCTATTGTTGATGGAAGAGGCGGTGCAGCACAAGGTTGTGTAGGCAGCACTAATGGCGTTGGAAATGTGAACGCAATCAGTGGTGTTCTTGCAAAATCCGTCTACGGATCGGATGGCCAAGCAAATGTTTTTGGTAATGGCGTCGATAGTGCTGCAGTTATATCAGCGGGCTTTCCATACACTGTAATACTACGGAGGAGACGACGTGGCGCTGTTAACGCCTGAACAAATGAATTTCGTAAGACCCGCTCCACAGGTTTCCTTTGAACTCGATACTACACACAGAGCTGTGATCAGTGAAATGACTGACGAAACGTTGATTTTACAGCAGCAACTGTATGCTCAAGAACGCGACTTCGCCATCGCCGCTATTGCCGCGACGGAGGAAGAGATTCAACTGAGGAAAAAGCATGGCCGGTGAAGCGATCTTAAGAAGCGAAATAGAATCAAATGTAGCAAAATATTTGGATCGTGTAGGGGACCCTGTGGTCATGGACGTTACTGGACTGTGGTTTACACAAGCACATCGTAAGGCACAACGGCAGTTCAATTTTAGCATCATGGAGGGAACGGACCTCATCTCCCCCTTAATTGAAGGTATGGAGTATTATACTGTCAATCCAAGATTGAAGGAACCTACTTACGCACAGATTTTCGACGGTTCCACCATTGAGGTACTGCGCAACTACCGTAAAACAGACATGAACACAGTAGCTCGTTACAAACTCGATGGGGGGTACAAAGAAGCCGTATTCGCTATTGAGGGGCGTACTTATTTTCTATGGCCTCCTACACAGCAAATAACACCTACCATGTACTTTGCTGTACATGGCTATATGTTTGGAGACACGCCCGCACTAGATCAACATGACTGGCTCACGGACTATGGAAGCGACTTTTTGATGTATCAATCTCTACTTGAGTCCGTTGATTATGTCTCGGCGCCCGAGGGGCGTGTCATCACATGGAAGGCAAAAGCCGACGAAGCATTTAATGAATTAATTGCTATGGATACACAGTTCAAGTTCTCTGGTCCTATGGCACTGAGGTAGAGGGAACAACATGGGCTTGGAAGACCTCACTACACTCGATGAAAACTATCCCAAAGGAAACATTGAGGCTGTTTCAGTTCTCGATAATTACCAAAGGGAAACACGCGCCAAGCTGAAAGCTTGGGCTGATGTAGAACATAATCTTGCTACAGGCCAGCATACTGTTAACATACGTCCCTCATTCCCTGTCGTTGGTCGAATGTACTATGACAAGATAACGGGGGAGCTTCGTTACTATACAGGTGGCCCTACACCACCTATTCCAGGTCCATCCCTTTGGCGCGCGGTCATCCAACCGCCATTTAACTACATTTTCAATCCTGAATTCAAAATGATGTCAAATGGAGCTGTTTCCGTTCCATGTGGGTGGATACATACGGCCCTGGCAGGACAAGTAGTTTTTCAAGACCCAATAAATACTATATTTGGTAAAAATTCTATTGTCCTTACAACCCCTGGCGACAACGTTAATTATAATATTTTATTTAGCCTTATGTCTGTGGGAGGTATTCGTTATCTTCCTATAGATTATTGGCGAGGGCGAACCGTATCTTTTGGCGCATATGTAATAAGTGATGTTGCTAATAAAGCATTTATTTCATTAAATGACGGTGTACAGGCTGTTTATAGCGCAGCACAGACATCTGGCCCAAGTGCTTGGGATTGGTGTGTTGTTACTATGACCATATCATCGGGAGCTACGGATATTATAGCGCAAATATCTGCCCCGCCACATCCTTCTGTATATAATACTAGATTTGCTATGCCTACCCTCGTGGAAGGGGCATGGTGCACACGACCAACGCCACAGGCACACCCGCAAAGATCCCACATATTAAATTTCAATACATACAATGCAGCCCTTCAGCCAATGGATGTGACGTCCTTTTACGGCCCTGCCGGGCGGTCAGTTAACTCATTTTTAGTCGCAATAACTATCCCATATAGATTCTGTGCAAGAGACCTTAGCGTGAACGTAACTGTAGCTCCTGGAGCAGGTAAAAGCTTGGCGTTCAAAGTTTATCAAAACAGTGCAACGCCATCTAATATAGCATGTACCATCGCGGGCGCCTCCGCTCTCAGCGCTGCCGACAACTCCAACACGCTGATGGGAAATGCAAACGATACACTTTCATTACAAATGATTGGAACTGGTACGCCTACACCGGCTCTAGTTTCTGCATCACTTTACATTGATGAGCTTCCTTGGTAGAAAAACATGGCTGACTACGACTTGACGTCTCTCGATGAACTGCGCCCGGATGGGGCTGTAGATCAAATTCTCACACTTGATGAGGCAGAACATGATACAAGACGAAAGCTAAAAGCCTGGGCTGATGTAGAACATTCTCTCGTTGATGGGAGCCACACTTTTTTTACTGGAGCTACACCACCAGCCACACCATCCAACTGGGATCTATGGTTCAATACTGATACGAACGAGTTGTTAGTTTTTCATAAAAGCTATGAAAAATGGGTAACTGTAGAACAAACCCCTTACAACTACCTTTACAATGCTACGTTCAGTCGATTCGCTAATATAAACACTATTCCTACCGGATGGGCGGCTTATGGGACCACCACGACAGGAACAGTTGCCCCAGCCGGAATTGGTCTAGCAGACCCCCATCAGAAATTCGGGCCATTTGCGCTCGCTATAAATTCTGGTAATGGTTCTCTTAACGCATATCAAATAGTAAGTAAAGTAGGCTCTCTTTTCGCTCCAATTGACTACTGGAAAGCCCGTACTGTTTCACTAGGCTGTTGGGTGTGGACAAATACAGCGAACATGGTTCGTTTATCCATTGATGTCGATGGTGCTGGTGTAATTGCCTCAAGTGCATTCCATCCGGGCGGGGGAACATGGCAATGGTTGGTTGCAACGTTGAAAGTTCCAGGGACGGGCACGATTAATTCTCTAATGCCCACCCTACGCGTTGATGGTCCTAACATAACTGCAATTTTCTCTGGCCCTACTTTTGTAGAAGGTTCATGGTGTGTTCACGTTCTTGCTTCTGGATATTTCCTCCGTTCTGGCCTTATTCACCTTGGTTCTGCTAATGGAGTTGCAGACAGTGTGGCAGGCGGAACTATATTCTATGGCCCTCACGGTAGCAATGCAGCTTCAACACTAGCAGGAACTCCTGTTCCATATCAAGCATTAATTTCTAACCTACGTGTATATATTGCAAACGGACCCGGGTCAGGTAAAACATATACAAATACACTTATGGTTAACGGTGTAGCTACACCTATAGCATGTACAATTGTTGATCTTAATACATTCGATATTGACAACGTAAACAAGGTGCTTGTCCAACCGGGGGACATGTTGTCCCTTCGGGTGGTTGGCTCCGCAGGAGCCAATGTGAGTGTTGTCCGCTCGTCGTTTCTTATTGAAGAAGTTCCTCTTGCAATAACATAGGAAATGATATGGCTGATCAAGATCTAACAATTTTAGATGAAACGAAACCTGATGGTAATACGGAAGAAGTTGCTGTTCTTGATGAATATCAAAGAGAAACTAGAAAAAAGCTCAAGTCTTGGGCTGGAATGGAACATGACCTTGTAACGGGGGCCCATATTATTGCGCATGGGGCATTGCCAGGTACGGCACCGGAAGGGAAATTATTCTACCATGACGACCAACGAGAGTTACTAGTCGCTTCGGGGGGTGTGTGGCGTTCGACACTACAGCCTACATTCAACTATGCTGTTAATGGCATGTTTAATCAGTTTACTAATATTCCTACAACGAGTTTTCCAGGATGGGGGCTAGGTGGCACAACGCCCAATTTAATACATCAAAACTTTGGTCTTTACAGCACAGATAACGTTCGTCTAAGGGCTATTGTGGATTTTGCTACATTAGGTCAAACCGTAGCTAACAATGCTAGTCCAATTTCTCCATTTTCTCCCTGGACGTATTGGAGAGATAAGACTGTTACATTTGGTGCGCTTATTCGTACTACTGTGGCTAACAATGCATACCTACGAATTACTGATGGCGTTACGGTTAATAATTCGGCTTATTGCCCAAGCGATAACGTATGGCGTTGGATTACAGTAACAAAACGCTTATCTCCCGTCACAACACTGCTTAGGATAGAGCTCGTTGCAGTTGTTGTGGGTGCTAACGCATTTTTCTGTGGAGTTACATTAGTTGAAGGGCATTCTTGTCCCCACCCGCTTCCACCTTCATGGCAAGGTCTT